GTAGTAACTAAACGAGTTCCGTCATAATAGACAACGCCATCAGTATTAGCCATGGAAGTAGCATTAGTACCACCATTGGCGATAGCCACTGTACCCGATAAAGTTTCTGTAGTTCCCGAACCGCCAAAAGATAAGCCAGTAGTACCACCGGTAAAGGTGAAGGCATTTCCTGTTAAGGCACCACCTGTGTTACCCGTTATACTAATTGAACTTGCCGCAGGAGATGCCCATACAGGATCTGAACCTGTAACACCTGTTAATACTTGTCCCGTTGTTCCTACCGCTGTTGGCGTTATTGCAGATGTTCCTTCCCCTATAAGAACACCATGAGCGGTAAGCGTAGATGCTCCGGTTCCACCTTCAACTACTGGCTGTGGAGATATACGTTTATATGCCATATTAAAATACCTCGTAAGCTGAGCCATCAAAAATAACGCTAATCGACTCGTAGGCCGTATTCATAACAAAACTTGTCGCTCCGTCGATATTTACCGCTCCACCAACCGTTGTAACGGTTATGTTACTAGCAGCAGCTGTTCCGTTAGAGTCTTTGATGTAATAAACACGTCCAGTAGCAGGAGCATTAGGAAGCCTAATAGTTACAGCGCCACCAGAAGTATTGACCGCCAAGAATTCATCAGTAGAAAGTACTGTGTAAGGAGATGCAGCATTATTAACTGTGGTTACGGTAAGAGTTGTTGTTCCCGTTGCAGAAATAGTTATCGTATTAGCGCCAGCCGATACAGATATTCCGGTTCCAGCAGTTATGGTTGCTGTACCCAATTGATCACTAGCTTCGGTGACTACTCTTGCAACTGAGCCTACGTTCACCCCATCTATACCAGCAATAAAGCAAGCAGTCTGATTGCCATTGGTACCAATACGCGTGACACCGCTTTCACCATTTACTCCAGCATTACCAATAACTATATTAAACGACTCTGCTCCATTATAGGATAGGCCTGAATCAGACCCTAACGCGCTATTATCGCTACCACTTATAAGATTCTTAAGAGAATTACACCCTATTGCTGTGTTGTTGTCTTGATTGTTCCCTAAGCTCTCAAGAGCACTGTCTCCAATAGCTGTATTCTGATTACAATTAGAAATACATGATGCAAATGCTGCATCTCCTATTGCCACGTTGAAAGTACCGCTTACAAGGCTCGTTGCGCAATCAAATCCAAGAAAAACGTTTGCTATAGCAGCACCGGTCATAGAAAGACCTGCATTGAATCCGATGACTACGTTTTCATCAGCAGTTGTAATGGCTGGCTTTGTTCCTAAGAATAGATTCCTGAGACCGAAATCGAGTGTAATGGTACCAGCAGCTCCTGCAAATAGAGGAGTCGAGTTAGCTGTAACAAGATTGATCGCTCCTGTTTGAGCCGGCCCCGTATTACCGGTAATTGATGTGACGCCTGTAATAGCTGGAGCAGCAAATACAGGATCAGCACCGGTGACGCCTGTCAATACTTGTCCTGTAAGACCAACGGGAATTGAAGTTAATGCTCCTAAAGCATTGCCAACTTGAACTGCATGGTTTGTTGTTCCTGATACATTGACCGTAGGATTGACCGCTGGATTACCCGTTATTGTTATATTATTACCGCCTGAGACGGAGGTAACTGTTCCAGATCCTGGACCTGAAGTGACCTTAAGTTTAGTAATTTGACTCATGGTTTTCCTAATTTGCTGAAGCGTAAATAACAGTTACATAAACTGATCCGCCTGTTGGAGCACCGCTTGCTTGCTTTACGTAAACACGATCACCAATCGATTGGTCTAATTGTCCACCTGTTTCTGCTCTATTACTTCCGTAATCAAGAACTTCTACAGTATTGGCAGGGACAATATCCCGATCGGTAACTCCATCAAATGAAATCAATAAATCAGCATCAGTTAAGTTAGTTATCTTTAATATGCGTACCGGATCAGCGAAGGCAGTTCCCACGCCCGCATAGGTTCCTGATATACCGCCAAAGGCTAACGACCGAAGCGCCTCATATCTAATTCGTACAGAAAGTGAACTCATACTATCTCCTTACAATACAGTCGGGGGTTGTTGTGGCTGATAGTATGCTGACATATATATTAATCCAACGCCAGCTGATCCTTGAGCATAGACTGTTGTATTTTTTGCTAGGTTAGCCAAGAAGTTATTAGGTTGAGCGTTAGACTGAAAGTTGAGCTCAAGAATACCTCCACCACTTGGCACAAAATCATGAAGATTGACACCATCATAACTGAGAAACACGTTTGTATTTGATGGATTAAAGAAGCGCACCAAGAAACAAGCTTGAGAAAGGGATCCGATGGGAGTAAAGGTTATAGCAGAGATCCCTGCCGTGTTTAAAGAACTTAACGTGACTGCTTTTACGCAATTTTTTACTGACATTACTTCTCCTAAAAAGGGAGCCCTTAGCGGACTCCCCTCTGTTTTAGAACATTACTTGGTTATGCGGCACAAGTTACATTAGTCCATGTACTAGCAGCTGTTGCAATATAAAGACGTGTAACTGCTGAAGCAGCTGTTGTGTTTATATACATGTCTCCAACGTGTAGAGCTAAGCCGTTACCCGGAGCTCCAGCGCCAGTGTAGATATAAACAGGCCCAGGAAGAGCAACAAATGGAGCAGACATAGTTATACCAGCTGTACCACCCTGAATTGTTGTTGCAGCTACACCTGTTGCAGAACCAACATTGGTTGAGTGATCGGTAGCATTTGCACCAAAACTAGCAGCGCCTGTTCCAGCATTAACGACAACTGAAGTAGCGCCTGAAGCATTACCGACTGTAATGACACGAGCAGCTGCTCCCGTTCCCACGTTTATGTTCTGAGCGACTGCGTCATTACCTATGCCTATAACGCCAGCTGAAGAGTTAAGTTCAAGAACACCAGCTGAATCTATCAAGACAGTATCAGCTGAAGTTACTACAAAGTCTCCTGCACCCGTTGTATTGATAGCAACACCAGCACTACCAGAGTTAAGTACCACTTGTGAAGCACCTGATACGTTACCTATGGTGATTACACGAGCAGCTGCGCCAGTACCAATATTGATGTTTTGTGCGACCGCATCGTTACCAATGCCGATGACACCAGCAGATGAGTTGAGTTCCAACACGCCAGCTGAATCAAGAAGCATGGTATCAGCAGATGCCATAACTACATCGCCTGTACCTGTTGTTACAACGTTAAATCCACCAGTTCCTGTGTTAACGTTAACAGCAGTAGCACCAGTAATATTACCTATAGTGACCGTATGAGCAATTGCATTTGTTCCCAGGTTCAGAGATGCGCCAGTACCGCTATTAAGCGCTATAGAAGTAGCTCCTGTGCTATTACCTAAAGCAATGGCATGGGCAACCGCATCTGCACCGATGTTGATAGCGCCAGTTCCTGAAGTAAGTGCTATTGCACCATTAACAGCAGCAAGTGTGATACCAGCGGTTCCTGCAGCAACGTTAACACCACCGGCAGCGTTAGTAGACTGAAGCTTTACTGCATTAATGGTATTAAGACCACCTTCAATAAGAACGCCACCTACATCTGAAACCAGTTCTATAGAAGAAGCAGAGGTTCCTTGCACGCTATGAAGAAGAATCTGTTCGTTTGCGCCACCATTTGCAGTTAATGAAATAGAAGGGGCAGCGTTCAAGGTAGACGTAAGATCTATAAGAGCTGCAGAAGTAAGATTAAGGTCTCCGGTAAAGGTAAATACACCACTTACTGTTAAATCATTCGCAACAACATTACCACTATTGTCAACAGTAAATGCTCCTGCTCCAACATCAATTCCACCAGCACCAGCATCTACGGTAAGGCTTCCTGTAGTTACCTGAAGAGAAGTAAAGACACCAGCTCCACCGATAACAGGGCTTGTGACCCAATCTGAAGCATTGGCAAGTATACGGGCAAGAATCCACACTGCTCCCGTAGATTCGTTAACCCAGGTAGTTCCTAACTGAGCAAGATCACTTGCTGTTGGATTCCGTCTTGCAACGATAGGTAGTGGAGCTAAGGGAATTAATGAATCACCTACACCATATGCCATCTCGGGATTAAAACGTCTGACTGCCATAGGGGCTCCTTTAATAAAGATAAAAAATATGTTCTTGCCGTCAGACTACCCGGAAACAGACTCATAGAGTAGAAATAGAAATAAAGTAGACAAGAGTATTTTATCTGGTATAGTTATATATATATGTATAAATATAGGGAGTTATTATGGAAGATAAAAAGTGGTGTCATGTATATTGCCGAATCAAGGCTGAATACTGGGAAATAGATCCTAAGTTTGATGGCGTATGCCATGAAGATTGCACAGATAATGACTGCGAACTAGAACATTCAGACTATAGCGATTAAGAAGACCATGGAAAAGAAGAAAAAGATTATACCAAAGAGATTAATCATAGACATATCAAAAGATCTGCATGGTACGGTAAAGATGAGAGCTCTAAAAAGAAGTCTCACAATGAGAGAATGGGTATTGATAGCGATCACTGAAAAGATCAACCGGGAGATGATAGATGAAATCTAAAAATGGGACAGCAATGAAGCAGATAGCGTGCCAACAATGCAAAAAGATCGTAGAAAAACCTAAGTACAGTAAACCTGATCCAAAGTATTGCAATAGAACTTGTTATGCACAAGCTTTAAGAACTCAACCAGAATCTCAAAAAGCTGAGCAGGTTCAGGAATATCCCGTATCATTGCAGAATTTTTTGATCAGTATGATCTGTGGCGTTTTAACCGTTATCATTTTAGGTTATTTGTTTACAACTATTATGACGTATATGTGGAGTTAATATGACGAAAGAAGAAGCAAGACTACTAGCAGAAGCCTTTTATACCGTGACAGCAGAAAAATGGCAGGCAAAGAAAGAAGAATGGGCTGAGCAGCACAAAAAAGCAAGGAAAGTTCTCTTTTGTTTCTTGGGAGCAATTGGGTTATTTTTCATGTACGGATTTATCTTCTGGAATTAACAAACGCCGACAAAACGGAGACAGTTGTCGACAAAACGGAGACAACTGCCCCTTTGTAATTAGATCGATCTTAAGAGTGATGCTTCTTGCGACTCAGCAGACTTTTCCCACTGGTCAGCCAATGAATTAAGGCGTTCATCGAGCTGGTCTTGCACTTGAAGCGCCAGGTCAAGAGGTCGTTTGCCACCATTTTCCTTAATAACTTCACGCATCACCTTGTATTTTTCATGGACACCTTTATTAAATAATTCCATATTTTTGATAATTGCTTTTTTCCCATGCTCGGTATTGGCAAGCGTAGGAACTGTGGAAAGAAACGCCTTTAGATCTGCGTCAGTGATTCTTGATCCAAAGATACCTTTTGCATACCGGATAAATCCGTTACTCAGTTTTTCAAATTCTTCAGTATCAGGATATGCATTACGGACTCCGTAAAGAGCCATAGTAGCAACTGGGCTTACTGCCAGTCCACCTACTGCGCCTATTGCAGCACCAGGTAAACCACCGGTAGCAAATCCTAGAGCTGCGCCTGCACCTACTGCTTTGACTGCACCACCACTACTAGAAAAACTTTCTTCTACATCTTTAAGGGTCTTATACAAGCGTGCGTCTGGAAGTTTTCCTTTTTCGATGAGCTTTTTCATCTTGGAAAGATCATTATCAGATTCTTTTGCTGCTTTATCAGCATTAATAACTTCTTCGTAAAACTTCTGAGTCTGTTTATTAGCCTCAGCCTCTTCACGGCGATCTAGCCTTTCTCTTTCAAGTTGTTCTTTGCGTGTTGCTAGTTCTTCTCTACGCGTAGCAGCTTGTTCAGCTGCAGTTTCTTTAGGCGTTAATGCTTGCCCTAAAACAGACTTAGGAGCACGGCGAGCTATGGCAGGCTGTTCAACTGCTGAAGCTCCTGCTGCTGGGGCCTGTTCTAATTGTCGTTGAGCTGCCTGTTGCTGTATTTGTTGCTGTTCTTGTGCTGCAATCTGGCGTTGCTGTTGCTGGCGTTGGGGGCTGCGTAAAACAGATTCCAATACTTGTGGAGAGATAACACTATTGGGTTCCCCAAACAACTGCGCTAAACCTGATTGTTGGACAGGATTGCGTGTTGGTAATGGTTCAGGTTGCGCAGGCATGAATGCTTGTTGCATTTGAGACTGAACCGGCTGTTGAGACTGTTGTTGTTCCTGCATCTGACGTTGCTGGGAAGCATTAAGATAGTTACCTACCGCTTGAGCTTTTTGATCGGCAGGCAATCTATTAATAAACCGAGCATGAGTGGGATCAATGCCTAAGTTAGAAAGCAAACGAACATCTTCGTTCTCTCTCATTCTTTCAACTTTAGCTTCAGCAAGTTGCGAAAGAACATTTCCTACCGATGATGCTACGACGTTTCCCCACTGCCTAGGAGGATTTCTTACTATGTGTGTTGCCATTATTGTCCCGCCTCTGCAATAAGTTGATCAAGATTATTTACACCCTGAGAGCGTGCCTTTTGTTCAGTATATTGAGCAACACGTTGGCTCCATCTGTCTAATGATTCTCCACGTTGTCGCTTAGGGAAATCAGGCCCAAACTCTGAAGGATTAGATTGTTGATAGTTCTCAAACTGAGCAAGCTGTTGTTGGACTGCTTTTGCTTCTCGAGCGTTTTGACGTTTTCTCTTGATACGTTTCACCAAGCGGGAGATTCCCCATCCAGCAAGAGCGGCACCTGCAAGACCACCAAAGATAGGAAGAAACGGAGCTGCTCCTGCTGCAGCGCCTGCACCTAATCCTAAAGCAGAACCAGCCTTACTCAATGCCTGTCCGGCTGCACCACTTCTGATGGCTGCACCACCAAGACCACCAATAATATTACCGGCAGCATCAACAAGGTGTTTTCCTGGCCCTTCTTGCGGCGGCGTATAGAAATTGTCTGAATTAGGCTGTAACCCGTAGCCAAGAAGATTGGATAGATAGCTTTGTTGTTGTCCTTGGTTACGTAATCCATATTCAGACTTAAGAGCAGCAAGATTAGTCTCTAAATCAGATGCAGCTGACCCTATGGCTCCTTGAAATGCGCTTGACCTGGTTCCACTGCCTTGTCCGACAAATCGTTCGGCTAAACTCGGAATTGTTCGTGTTTGGAAGTTCTCACGTGCCTGTTGTTCAATGGGAGTAAAATCAAATTTGTATTGATTGGTTTGGTTAAGAAGATTACCTGCGCTTCCCATAACTTTATTCTGTAAGGCAAGTTGGTTAGGGTTTAAGTTGGGTACAGTTTCTACACTGCTTGGGTAATCTTTTAAAAAATCTAATGCCATGGTTCATCCTTTTTTCTATGTCTGAAGATATTCCAATACTACATACGTTATGGTAAATGCAGTACGATTTGATCCGGTTGTTATCGTAACATTAGTAGCATCTACATCGATAGCAATATTGTTGGCTAATGTAGGACTCGCATAAGGCAATGGAATGTAATTAAACCCTGCTGGGTCTGAAGCTGCACCATAGATACGCGTAAATGAGGTTGCCGCTGAACAGACGATACCATGCGCTACTGATTTTGTTCCCGTATTAGGCAATGCTCCAAAGTTTATAACCTTCCTAAAGACAGATCGATATGTGGGCGTTGTTGCAGTGGACGAATTCAATGCAGGATTAGGGAAAAACACCTGACTATTTAAATATTGCTGAGTGTCATAGTAGCCAGCATCTCGAGCATTTAAAGAAAGCGACATATTGTTCAGGTTCTGATACAGACGAACAAAGAGCTCTTGCATCTGACCAGGGTCTCTAAAATCAGTATCATATACCTGGGAAACATCCCAAATATCCGTTGTAGGTACCGCAAATGCTTGTGCCTGATTAGGTGGCATATCAATCTCCTACTGCAATCTGTCAGTTGTCGGCATTGTGTAGAGCACCATACCTTCCAACTGGAAATCTGACCACACAATATCCCGTTGTCGTATCTGAGACAAAGCAAGATCTGGATCGTCTTTAAAATACAACGAAAGCTCTATAGCCTCTCCATCGCTTTGGAAATAGATAGGATGCCATAAACGTGACTGATTGAACTCTAAGACGCTGCTTGGATACGGGAATGTTTCAAGTACGTTAGTTCCTAAAAGAGTTCCTGTATCTTGGCCATCTTTAACGAGCGACCTATCAGTATACGAAGCAAAATAGTCGGCAGTTATTTGTCCTAAAGCCGTTGTCGTCACGCAGAAATCTATCTTTGATAAGTACACGTTTCTATCTTTTGAAACGTAGGGGTTCCATTGCTTAGACTGTATTTCGATATTTGATATTCGTGTGACCGTTCCACCACCAAGATAGGTTCCTGTAAATGTTCCTACGATAAACACCGTATCAATAGTTGGCGTACTAAACACTTGGAATATTCCATCATTAATCGGAGAAGTGAACGTCACACCGGTAACATTTTCAAGAGCAATGTAATCACCAGCTTCAAGATTATGGCTCATGATGGTCAGCTGTATAAATCCACTATTGGTACTCACATTGGTCAACTGCATCACTGGAGCATTACGTCCTATATCAGCATCGACGATAAAGACAAAGCCTTCTTGGTTTCCTGCGATAATCTCACGGAAGTTCGCCTGCTCTTCTCCACTTTGCCAGTTAAATAATGCCTGTTCCCACGTGACATCCGATGTTGCCCATGTTCTGCTTGGGCTTTGCTCTAAGTATCCAAAAGCAGTTATACAATCATCATTCATTGCCCAGGTGTCATTGCGATAGTTATATACCAGAACTTGGTTGGGATACACGTTGGTAACTTTAAATCCAATTGATGGGTAACTCCAATACACAAGTTCAGTAAAGAAGTCACGAATACCCCAGACACGCTGATCGCCTAGGTTCTGTTGTCGAATCGTAAATACTGTATCAGGGATCTTTTCATCAATACGTTCAACGTTTGATCCGTTGCAGGAATGGACGCCGGTCGTACCCATCGTGAGAATATTTTTATCAAAACTTATGGAGCTGAATGTTGATTGTGATCCCAAACTATCGCTCAGCCTCTGCCATCTAAACGGATCAAGAGGGTTATTAAGATAGACCAGCTCCCAGGTACTAAAATCAAAATAAACGATCAGTCTATTTTTGATGAAGGCTGCACTAATAATTTCTTCATCAGTTGGAGCATCCAAAAACCCACCGCCATCAGCGATAGAATTATCAGTTGCCGCATTGTCACGCTGGTTAGCTTCATACCATGCATTTTGTGCAAAAGGGCTTCCAATATGACTATAACGAGCTCTATTTCTATATTGCGTATTGGTACCGGCACTTCCATCATGGTTCGGGTTATTATTTTCTACTGTATTGAGAAGAAGAAGTCGTTCTTGGAACACCACGATAATACGTGCCGTTTTTACATAAGCTCCAGTAAAAGGTGCCTGAGGAACAGGAGGAGGGCCGCCATACATAGGCATAAAGTAAAAAGCGTTAACCCCTGTACCAGATGTCCAGTTCGTTCCGTCGACTGTCCACCAGATCGGGTCATCATTTGCACCAGGAGCCCCAAGAGTAAAATTAAAGTTAGTAGTAAACAGAACTTTGATATCAGGTGTTGCACCACGCCAGTTTGTGGACCAAAAGAGATTAATATTTGATCCGTGCCACACGGCAGTGCCTGAACGCTCCCAAGCAACACCAGTAAATACATAAGCAAACTGAGTATCAAACGCATAGGATGGATCATTATTAAACGCACCGCCATAATCCTCATAAACAGTTAATCCCATAACAGGAAGGCCAGGATAATAATATAAAGCAGTAGCAGGAGCTGCTCCAGTAATGACATAGGCACCATTTGTCGTGTTATACGTGTGAACCGTTGAAGAACCGGTCGTTAACATAACAGCAGGAGCCCCTGTTTGGTAGACAGTAAATATCTCAGTACCAATGGAGAACGCAAGCCCTATTCTTCCAACAATGACGGTCCCTGGTATAACGCCAGCAATATTTCCTGCACCATCGGTGGTTCCTAGATTGACCCTGAGACGAGATGACAAAGGAGCAGTAATAGACCCATAGGTACCAAGACCCATGAGCTGACCCCCGAATCTCTTTCGAACTCTTCCTCGAAATACGTAAGCATTTTGAAGCTTAGCAAACGCATCATCAGGAATTAGCCATGGTTTCAAATATGTTTCTAAACCAGTGCTAAAAGGAGCAATGAGAAACCTATCCACCTTAATATCCTATCGCTAAGTATTGAAACGACGCCGCTACATTAGCTACCGTACTACGCGCTGATCCGTATGCATTAAATCCAACATTGGTAAACCCTGAAAGACGAACAAAGGTGTCTGTATCGGCAACGTTATTAGCAAACGTTGAAAGTTGCATACTCATCACATTAGTAAATACAGGGATATTAGCTGCAACGGGAAATAAGAACGCAGTGTTTCCATTGGCTGTAGCGTTTCCCCATTTGAGCAATATCCCTGAAGGAAGATATGTCCATCCAGATACGTTGTTTCCTGGATTATTATTTGTGCTTAAAATAGATGCAGACATCTGTGTTGCTGCACCAGCTGAATTAACGAGATAGAGCTCATCTACCGAAGTAAGTGGCGATAAGAAGTTATAGAGCCCAATTTCACCAGCAGCAAACGCAGGAGCAGGTGCCTGGACCACAAAGGTAACTTTATTATGCTTACCTTGATTAACTGAACCAAAATCAACGTGATCAATATTTACCCAAACGCCAATAGCCTGAAAATTATTAAGAAGATCAGCCTGAGACTGAGATAATATGTCAGTTGCCTGAGGAATATTTGCATTGTACGGCATAAAATTACTTCCTTTAATTTAAAAACTTCCTGATCCACCGCCCCAACCATTGTAGCCATTTGCTCCACGTGTCTGCTCGGTGTAAATAGTACTTGGGCGTTCATTGGTGTACTGTACAATATTTCTTCTATTAATAAGGCACTGTTGTTTTAAGAACTCAGGCAAAATAAGTGCTACCGTGTCTAAATCCATACGATCTTCAAGAATCTTTTTAGCTGCACCATAGGCTATGTACTGCCACCATTCATTCAAGAGCGGCACAGCGTTTGCGCCAATTAAGTCTACGGGTGCCTGGTACGCTTCCAGATTGATCTGGTACGGCTGATCAGGAACTGGCCGTAAGGTGAACTGATTAGCGTAATACAGAATCGCCTGAGGTAAGCTTGGCTGATAGAAGACTACCTGGCTGTTTATATTGGCGCCTGCTTTTGGAGCTACGACAAACGTGACGCTATATTGTCCTGTTAGATAATTGACTGTCCCTGCAGCTATGCCAGTATTTGAATCTACTAAAACTCCAGTTCCGTTTGATGGGTAGACTGGCACGTCATTATAGGCAATACCACTGTTATTAATATCGACAGAGCTAAACAGAACGCTTCCCGGCAAGATAGCAGTTACTGATGAGGTTAGATTAGGCAATAGGGGGTTCAAGTTACCTATTACCCCACTAAAGAAGGTCGTAACACCATCACCTTGCGTAATTAAATTTATAGACTCTATTTTAGGGTAGATATTAAAAAACTGTTCAGGTGACTGCGTATAAAGAACCTGATATCCGGCAATATACACAGGAGGATGCACCGTTAGATACTTGTTCTGAAAGTCATAGAGCGGGTTAGTGGTTGGTAGAACGCTCGTATCAGTGTTGTAGACATCCTGATAGGGATTGCAGTAAAAGGTGAAGGTTGTACGCAGGTTAAAGGTCCGTAAATGCTCAGGAAAGTCATACACCACAAACGTATTGATATACTCGTTTAACTGAGTTGTTGTTAATTGGGCTTCAGAAGGATTACGCGTAAGGCGTCGTACTTTCTGTTGAATATTTGCAAGGGTATGAACTGCCATATACTTTCCTTTTTATGTATGCCCGCTACAAAAACATCAGGAGCATACCAGATCACATAAGTCGCAAGAACAACTTTTTATGCATTTGTGTTTAAGATGTTTCGGGTCGCCTCAGTCAATAGCTCGTTTATCTCTCCAACAGGGACAACTTGAGCACAAATATCAACATGAGGCGACACTCCTACTGGTATTGCAAAAGGAGTAAAAAGGGTGGTATTAATGCTGATCCTAAACATCGTAGGGCTGACAACAATAATATTTCCCGTCATGCCATTCGCTTCTTGCATCCCACACGCTGGAGGAATATCGAGCCTGACAATAAGTCCTGTATTGTATTGGTGATCGAATGTCGTTGTTACAAGCGCTTCTTCCGCATTTGTAATAGAGGCTATAAGACGCATTACAGGCTGGAATATAGGGTTTGGGTTAGCATAACAGCGTGGCATAAGAACTCCCTTAGATCGCTTTTTCTACAGTAATTAACGGTTTTCCTTCAGGCATCAAGTCATCAGAATCAAAGAACTCAAGACTTGAGAACCCATAACGAGCTACCTTTTGTCCTACTTTAGCGACCGCTTTTCCTGACTCATCATTGATATAGGTATGAATTGGATACCATCCTGATTTATTTAAGTGACGGGCTACACCACGAGGGAGAGAGTACACTGTACCGTCTTCTACGGTATAAGTTATAGGTTCATCTTGCTTGTACGCCTTATAGACAAATTGGAGAACGCCACCAGGGACTTCATAAAAATGGAATATACCACGAACCATTTCCGCATCTTTATCACGCTCATAGTTGAGGTTTAATTTTGGTCTCTCTTTTGTTTTAGATGCTACGTTTTGTGTTGCTGTCATAATGTGCTCCTTAAAAAAAAGGGAAGAGGATTTTCCCCCCTTCCCTTATGTGCTTACTTACAATCCGCCTAGAGTTGATTTACCGGCTACCCAGTACATGATATCTGGAGATTGAACACCAGCTGAGTTGGCTATAGCACCCGCAGGTCCAAGAATAGCTGTTCCCAACGCATTTCCTAATCCACCACTACCAAGAACCATTCCCAAGAATCCTGTGTTCACTGTTGCATCAGCCAAGATACCTACTTGAGTATTAGGTATTTGAACTCCTGCAATTTGTGGAACTTGTACTTGAAGATTGGCAGGGAAGCTTAACGCTGCTCCTGTGTTTTCTCCAACTGGTACCATGATTGGATACTGAGACGGTTGCTGAGCAACTGTTGGCCATGAGAATGCTGTCATTGCGCTTGTATCAATATCAATAATGAAGTTGTAGTCATCTACGACTGCAAGAATCGTTGCATATTGATAGTTGTTTTGAGCAGAAGGATTCAGTTGAACCATTCCTGAAGCAGCAGGAATATAGAGTCTAACTGCTTGTCCAGCTGTCATTCCGTGGGCAACTGAAGTAGAAACCGTAGGATTTAGTGCTTGAGTTATGTTTACCACATAACGTTTGCGTGGATAGAAGAGTTCATTTTGCAGAACAATTCTATAGAATCCTGTCGCACCACCAACTGCACCTGGAACGTTTGCAAGTGGGTTACTTGCTGTCAAAAGCGTAAAGCTTGTGTTAGCAACAACTGCACCTACCACAAACTCAGGACCCGTATCATCTGTTTGGTTGTTAAGGCTCAAACGAACAACAGAACCTACAGAAAGACCAGCTGTATTAGCCGTGCTTACTACAGGGCGAGTAGCGTTTGTTACCGCTGTTGTAGCAACTGGAGCTGAAAGCTGTGGAGTGATGTTTTGGTTAGATGGATCATAAAGAGTAAAACCACCGCTTAATAATATATCCGAGTTCATACCAGATGCAGCGTTAGTTTTGTACTCAACCATAGCTTGTCCAGCTGGCATACCACGTTGCCAATACCAACGCATTGCTGTGTTAGCAGTTCCGCCTTGGAATACTGCAGCACTATTACCATTAACACCAAATGAGGTGTAATCGTATACATACATCCAGTCAACGCCAGAAGGTATTTGAACAATCATTGCATTACCAGCAGCCACTGTATTAGCGCCAGTATTCGATCCGGGAGTTCTAAACGTTCCCTGACACAAAATAGTTCCGTCCATTAGTATCTCCTTAAACCGCTAAAGTTGCGCGAAGGTTGATGACCCACATTCTGTTACTTTTGTGACCTATTTCTAGGCGGGTAAACCTCTTCGGATTCACCTCTCTGCGTCGCCGCAGAGTTCAGACTATCGCATCCCATTTCTGGGTCTCTTCACTTAGTCGTTCACGCTGCTTGCGCTTGCGCCCTGTTGTCTGCAAAGCAGAGTTCCAAGTCAATCAGAAGAGATTTTAAGACCTCAAGGGCTTTTTTAAGGTCATTTGTGATACGCGGGACTTCAGCGAATTTGTAACCTACAGAAGCGTTTAACGCTAATGGGCCATCATAGATTGGCGGTCTGTAAATAAAGCTTGCGCTGTATCCGTCTTGCTCAATACATGCATATGCTTCCATACCAACACAGAAAATGTTGTATACGTTTGCACCAAGTGCAGAAGCGTTTTGCGTTACTGATCCGATAGAAGAGATCAAGAAACGCAAGTTGCCAATTGAACCCCATTCTGAGCGCAAAGCGTTCATAGGTGATGGATATTGGTTCTTTTGAATAAATCCAGCAACGGTATCCAAGTCGCCTGTTAAGTTTGTGCTGCAAAGCGCAAAATAAGCATCACGAACTGGAGCTGTCAGATCTGTTACTTTTATGACCTATTGCTAGGCGGATTAGGTTCTTCGACCCAATCTCTCTATGTTTCCATAGAGTTCAGACTATCGCATCACCTTTCGGTGTCTCTTCACTTAGTCGTTCAGGCTGAATAGACAGATAGGGCATGATTCGACAAATTTTCGATACCAGTCGTCACACTTCTTACAGCAACTAGAAGCATTAACTTGCTCCCAAATAGCTATGTAATTGTAGTCGTGTTCGCAGTACTGAAATTCATCTATCTTACATATCTGTTTCATCTTGCCCCTTGTCGCCGGTTAGCTTAATGCCACTACGGTTTCCAAGTCTATCAGAAAAGATTTTAATTCGGCACACATTCTACCGAATTTATCTTCACCCTCGATGTTCATTCTGTTACTTTATGACCTATTTCTAGGCGGGGAAATCTCTTCGGATCTCCCTCTCTATATTTCTATAGAGTTCAGACTATCGCATCACCTTTATCAGGTGTCTTCTCACTTAGTCGTTCAGGCTGATTATTCTCACAATTAATTTCGCTCACACACTTTGCTACATACCTAAAAACAGCCATAGAATCTTGTATATCTTGTGGGCTAACCATTGAATTTGTCTTTGATACAAAACAGAGTTGGTCTCCACGGATTTCTATTTTTAAGTTGTAATCTTCGTAATAAGCTAATTTTAATTTCATAATCTTGCCCCTTGTTGCCGGTTAGCTATTTGCCACTGCGGGTTCCAAGTCTATCAGAGAAGATTTTACATGGACAATACATTTATCCATGATGGTGTATGCATTGTTGTTCAATAAAGAACGAACAACTACATCAACGTCAGCACGAGTAATTTCGGTTGGATTATCACCGTTTACACCGCCTGTACAGTTGATGAAGCTAGCAGTTGCTGCAAGCATATCTCGAGTCAAATCTGTTACTTTTATGACCTATTTCTAGGCGGGGACTTTCTCTACTTATCCCTCACTGTGTTTCCACAATGTTCAGAGCACCGCATCAATGCATCTTTAATATGTGTTTTATTATGAATTCTATTCTTTTCTTCTTCCGAAAGATCCATCCAAGGTTTATCCACAAAAACGAGGGGATAAGAGAATGGTTCATACTGTCGAAAAATAAGTTCATGAACACATTTATTATTTTGCATTGTCTTCTCGCTTGCTACGTTCAGGCTGGTTAGGTAATGGCATCCAAAATAAAGCATCAACTAAAATATAATCTTCGTGATCCGCGGCCCAAATATAAAAGCCATCTTTATTGAAACCTGAATACGGGCGCCCTTCAGCAAATACCCCTAACTCAATATCTTTAAAGCCTTCACCTTGGGTAAATATTAAGATCCTTTGATCGTATTCTGGTAATTTGTCTTTTGGATCAATCCATTCCATAACCTTGCCCCTTGTTGCCGGTTAGCTTAATGCCACTACGGTTTCCAAGTCTATCAGAGAAGATTTATTCAGCCCACTTAGTTTAAGCTGATCTTCGGTCTGCCGAAGAGAAACACCTAATCTCGCTGCACATTCGTTGAGGACAGGGTCCTGGTTTTGTAATGTTACCTGCTCGTTGAGCGTTACATACGTACCGTAAAAACTAATTTTTGCATCAATATCCACAGCTGTAAGCAATTGAGCAGGGGGAGTTACACCAGAGTTACCTAGTGGCACCATTGCTGTTGCAAGCGGATTGTACCGACGCATACGGAGGGTATTACCACCGTTACGAGGCATCTGCTTTTTCATCGCTGGGATCTTATGAATCATATTCGGTACCGGCACAGATAACAGCTTATAGCTAAAGCTTTGCTGTACTGGCGATGGTAACGAACTAGTCGTTGTGATTGCCATAGCGGATTCCTTTTTTGAAAGACTATAAACACTACGAGACTTGAGGACGACGAATTCCCCTTTGCGTCAGAATGAGGATGACGAATTCCCCTTTGCGTCAGAGTTGATTAACGACCACTCTTGGAGTCGAGGGTTGACGAGTTCCCCGTTTGCGTCAACGAGAACTATAGAACAAAAAAAGGAGTTTAGGCAAGAAAAAACCCGGGAAGGGAGCAACTCGATCCCGGGATATACGAAAGTAAAGAAGCGTGCATTGAACGAGTCAGGAGCAATACACTAAGGAGCAAAAGAAGCACTCAAACTATACTCGGTTTATTGATTCAGAGCTAGTATCAGTTAAGAGTTTCAGCATGAAATAAATACACTATAAAATAACCCTTGACAACGTTTTCTTATTATTTACATTTGATTGTAGATGTAAGAGCTAAGGGAACATCTGCAATAGTTACGTCAATTATTCTAGACACTAGTCACGTCTATACGATCCCCTTTTGTGATATATCTGTGAAAGTAAAGTATCGCTTTAATCCTTAAGGAGTCTCTGTGAATTACAAGAGTCTTATTCTTGCCGCTTTCCTATTGCCAAGCTTTTCATACTCTCTCAGCAAAGAAGAACAAATAAAACAACTCAAAAACGAGTCTGATCGTGCTCGCGTAGAAATGACAATACTAAATGAAAGCCTCGCTTACGAAGCTTTTCTCGCTTTTATGGGCGGTAAAGATACGTCGGCTTCAAAATCTATCGTTAAAGAGCTTCGTAAACTACAAAAGCAGCTCAAGAAAATTAATCAAAAGCTAGCAAAGTTAGGTGTAATTTATGAATAAACACCTCATCATTACCGTGCTACTGCTTTCTACATCAGGAATTCTGCTCCCTGGCAACAGACCACCAAAAGCAGAGAAGCGTGAAAAAGGTCCTGCTGATTTTGCCGGTGGAGTTGCTACTCAAAACTTAAAAGATGCGATTCAAATTGCAGCAAAAACATTAAGTCCAGAAAATATGGGACCAACAGGAAAAGCTCTTTCTGGTGGAATTATGGAAGGGTTGGACGACAAAGAGCTTGCTGCTAAAGGTAAAGCTTTCGGTGACGCCGCAGGAGCAGCCTTGGTTACGGGTGCTGCTGGAGCAGTTAAATCTGGAGTTTTGAATGCTGCGACAGCCGTTGTAACTGCGCCTGTAACACCCTTTATTATAACTGGTGGAACAATTGTTGCGCTTGTAGGATACGGCTACAACATAGAATGCCAAAAAGAGTATGGCCATTGCTTGAGAACTCATTTTGATAGTCCATCTGTGGATGAAGAGAAGATGCCAAGGCGTTGCCACTCTCCAGCAAGAAGAGCTTTTAAATGGGGCAATGACTGGGCTGGACAACAGAAGCGTATATTCAAAATCCTAAAGGAAGAAGGGAGAAGACCACGACAGCCGCAACCGGGAATTCCGTACTGGAGCAGCGATGGCCCAAGTGTCATGGGTAAAGACGATCTTGAACAAAAGAACGATAAGTAAAGAGCAACAAGTAAGCATTATTATTTAATCACACTAAGGAATTATATGACATCAGTTATATCAAGAATTACATTAGCAACAGTTTGCATTTCATCATTGATGAGTGCTTCAGATAAACCTCTGAAGATAGCAGCAGCCAATCTCTATGCAAATACACGAAATCACACCGTGCTGCATGATAAAGATGGCTTTAGCGTTAATGGTCAGCGCGTGAATGACGCTGATCTCAGTAAAGATTTACGTGGTATTTCTAAAAAAGCTCTCAAGAGATTCTTCGAGAAAGATAGATCTCTCCAAGTGTCTCGAATCGGAAACGATTACAGGATAGACACAAGAGAACGCCTTAAAGCTGGTGGGCCTGCTTTTGGTGCATTCATGTATTGGGCTACAAAAACGGTTTGCTACGGTGTAATCGGTGGCGGTATGGCTGCAGGTGGCGCTGCAGTAGCAACAGTTGCAGCTCCGGTTATAGGAGCTACTGCAGCACTAGCAACAGGAGGTGCCGTTGGAACAGTCGGAGGAATGACTGTACCTGCACTTACAGCAGCTACAACTTCTTTAGGAAGCATGGCGGCAGCTGCTCCCATTGGAGCTATAGCTACAGTCGTAGCTGCTGATGCCTCACTTGCAACGGCTGCTGTTATTGGTACCGCTGAAGTTGCAACTACAATGGCAGCAACAGGGGGAGTTGTAGCAGCGGTTGAAACATTTTCAGCTGCTGTCGGATTATTCTTCGGAATGACTCCAACTGTTTAAGAATATATACACAAGGGTAGGGGATTATCTCCTACCCATTAGAAAGGAAACTAATGAAAAAACTTTACCACAAAGAGTATATTGGATTTCTCTATTACATGATTGTGTGTTTATTAATCACTTCCAATTTCCCTCGGTTACTAGAAAATGGATCGATTAGAACACCTCTTGTTGCTTTTCTTATAGTGCTTATGATTATGTATGGGAAAAATCAGGCATTAGATTCTTGGCCCATATAAGTATCTACTAATTCCCATAGAGGTTTAGTCTCATCAGTAGACTTTTGAATATACAGATCTTTATCATTAACCAGGATATGCGTCCCTTGAGGAGCCTGATCATAGGCATTAGGCTCACTGTGGCGCTTCAAGACGTTAGGCAACGCCACTAACTTCTTCTTTTTCTCTTGAGGCATATCCTGCTTCCTTTTTATTTAGCACCAGATCTTTTTTGCTTAATCTCGCGAATGCGCTGTAAAGATACCATATACTTAGATTTTGGCATGTCTGCAAGAGATTGAATCTGTAACTTATCTAAAACCATCTCTCCAAGATCAGCAGCATCTGCAAGTTCATACTCAAGTTCTTCTATTTGCTCTTTGGTGATCGTTTCGTGCGAATTGTCTTTGGGATTGTATTTGTTACTTGGTCCTTTTGCCACTACTTCGCGAGCATGGATCATAGCAATTTCAGCATCATCGTCTGTCGGATCTTTTGCGACTGTCACACCCAATAAAGCCATAGCTTGATAACGCTTATTGTATGTGAGACAGCTTCCATATTCTTGCGGAGTGTTTTTAACAGGTAGAATACGGGCACGCGTTTCAAGCCACTGACCTGTTGCATGATAGATGCGTGAATGCAATATTGTTGAACCATCTTCAGTAAATCTTGTATCTTGAACGAATGACAGACCATTTGATGATAAAGCAGGACGAATAGCTTTAAGAATCATATCAAGGTCAGCGTAATTACTCTTAAAGTATGGATTTTCACGATCAGCGCCAATTGATGGATAGCTACCTTGAGCTTTTGCTAAAGCTGTTACGAGATCGTTAATAATTTCTGATTGATAAGGGTCATCTTTTACTTTTGATTTTTCAGCTTCAAGTATTTTACCGTTGAGTTCTTTTACTTCATCAAGAAGCCTGTTGATTACCATTAGATCCATTACTGTTCCTTTTTTTCTTCAAATTTTACACACGGATTAGCTTGATAAGAATAAGAAGCTAAATCATATTTATTCTTTTTATTTCTACTACATTCTATTATTTTACCGGAACCAGGAAGAATTCCTTCTCCCCATTGTTTTAATACTTGTCTATTTATAGATTCACCTGCAAGCGCAACAACAAGAATTTGATTAGCGTTTTTTATAACTTTGTCTTCATGAACGCTTATAGACCAATCATTCTTTTTCATCATTTCAAGATAGAGACCGATCTGGAAATAGTCTTGAGACAAGTGATCATCTAACTCAGAAAAAGAACCCGCGTCTACGCTACGTTCTATAAATTCATCGCTTAATAACGACATCCACTCTATAAGATCTTTATCATTTTTATAACAATAAATTAGCTTAGAGGCTCCTTCCCATCCACAAATCATATCATTAGATGTTTCTATAGTTGTATCTGTCGCATTCTCTAAGGGCGTTCTGTATATCTTGGCAGTCATGGTTGCTCTCTATATTGTTTATAATATTTATCGTATTTAGATTTCTGTACCAACTTGAAGAATCTCTCGAAATTCTCCCGAGATATTTCAACAACAGTTTTCATCCGCATCTTTTTGAGAGCGATGTGGATAATATCAGGGAATACATCAATTTCATATTCCAATACACGCAATTGAAACTCATTTATCCGTGAATCCATTTTCTTTCCACTCTTCATATGCATCCTGATAGCGCTCTTCAGCCTCTTCCTGGCATTGCTGACATCCCCCTGTCGGACAACATTCTCCTTCTACAATGTCGACGGCTTGAACTTGCTTATATATCTTAAATTTCTTTTCTATTTCAGAAAAAACATATTCCATAAATTGATCTAGATAAGGTTCTATCGCTATTCTTACATCTGAAGAAGTTTCTATAAGACGTCTTTCTTCCACAAAGTCACTTCTAAAATATAGTCCAGACGTCCTTTTAGCACTCTCTATATCTTTCTTTACGCATAAAGAAGCATTATCAAACGGAAGAGAGAACGGGAGAATGCTGATAGCACCAGGAAGATCACAGACAACAGAGTTAATTTGAACTATTTTTTTACTAACTTGGTCTAATCTAGCCATTATCGCATTCTTGCGAATCTGAAACTCTTTCAACTTATCTTCCATAGCGTTGCTCCCTATGTGGTTATTAATTTATTCTTTATTATCGTAACATTATGAAGCTAATATATGACCAATAAAATGAGTGATCAGTGCCACTGCCGTTAGGAAGTACATTGCTTCCAGAAACCTTATTCTTTTTGCCAACTGCTTCGAAAATTCAAGACAGCGACGATAATAATCTTGCCTAGAATCTACGTGAATTTCTTCTCTTCTCTCCAAAAATGTAACCCTCATATCAAGGCTTCGAATTGCTTTTTTGAGCTCTTGAATCTGTTCTTCCATTAGCGTTGCTCCCTATGTGGTTATTAACTTACTCTTTATTATAGTAACACATTGATTATTATTGTCAATTAATGTATAATAATGTTTGTATACATCAGAAATCAAAAAGGGAACGCATGAATAAATGGCAAAATACTGAAGGCAATGAGATATCAAGTTATTTAAAGATTAGAGAAGCGGCAAAGTTTCTTGGCATTTCACCTAATGCTCTTCGCAACTGGGTAAAGCAGGGGAAAGTTACATCATATCGTAATCCCATCAATAACTATTGCCTCTTTAAGAAAGAAGATCTTGTTGGGTTATTGAAAACTATTACGCCATTAAGTGAATAAAAGATGTTCCAGAAGCAGAACACATCTAATCGTGGGACTGCTTAGCGTAGCTCGTGCCTTGGATGGTCGTGAGCTACGCGTATTTGGCCGGGGAAGGACTTCCAACCCCGGTCAAGTTCAGTATCAGTATCCCTTACGCGCGCTGTTCATCTCTTTTAATAATTGATCTTTCAGCTCGTCGGTAAGTCCAGAAGCAAAAGCATTAGCTCGTGAGAGCGCCCCTTGCTCACTTTGCTGAGGGGAGACGCTTGCCAACGGTCGTGGCTTTGCTACATTTTTAGTTACTTGTTCACGTTCGATACTTAACGGTGATTCTTGGTAAATGCCAAACTTCTTGATCAGGGTATAAGCAGAGACTGCTTTTGTATAGAGATCAGTCGTTGAATGCATACTTTGAGCCAGTTCTGGGTATGCTTCTGTTAATAGTGCAACATTCTCCCTGGAGACTACTTTGTCAAAGTCAGCATATTTAGCCTTAAGACGTGACTCAGTCCGTTCTTCTGTCGACTGTGATTCGTATTTTGCCAGCTTGGCTTCTAGTTTCTTTATTTTTTGTGCAACTTTAGAAAGATGCTTACCTTCTGCAATATCGTCAGCGCCGAGGTGAAGCTCTTCATCCTCTTCAACCGGCTCAGGTTCTGTGGATTTCTTACGTGATTCAAGCTCAGCAAGACGGCGCATATAGTCGTCTCGTTCATATTCAGCTCTAAATTTTGCTTCTCGCATTTCTCTAAAGCTTTTTGCTGCGTCAGATTCTGTAGATACTGGCTCCGGAGTTTCTTTTGCTGGAGCTGCTTCGATGACTTCTTCAGGCTCACTGTGTTGCTCTTCTTGTACTTCAGGTTCTTCTTGTGGTGCTGCTTCTAACTCTTCAGGCTCTTGTGCCGCTTGCTCCATTTCCTGTAAGCGAGCCTTCTCGCGTATAGGATTACCATCACGATCATATTTCACTTCAAACATTGCTACCTCTTAAAGTCTAACAAGCAAAGGTGTTTCTAGTTCTTCCCCATTTAATTTCTTTGATAACTTCATGAGCGTATCATCATAAAAATCTAATACAAACTTGAGTAGATCTCGCTCAGATTCTTGCACATGTAATGCATTATCACGGAAATAGTGGCAAGTATTTTTGTCAGGTACAACCCAGAGAAACTCGTAAGCATCATGAGCCCAATAATATTTATAAACAGTCTGATCATATTCTGGGGTTGGACATGTAAAACGTGGAAAATAATAGTGACGTAATACATTAGGCAATAAGCGTTCTTTTTTAGTAATGACTACAATAAAGAAGTCAGCCTGATATTCTTTTTTGCCACGCTCAATACACTCAAGAAGATTCTTTTCATATTCTTTGTGGATCTCACGTTCAAGTTCTATAGCACTTTGTGGATGAATATCTTGTGCAGCAAGATCGGTTGCTATTTTACCAACGGTCTCTTTCTTTCCGTCTTTCATTATGTGCTCCTTAGCGTAGTGCTCTTTTTTACTTTCTTTTCTTTGGAATACGTGCGCCAGCCTTGCGTGCTTCACTTAAAGCTATAGCAACTGCCTGTTTACGGTTTTTAACTTCAGGGCCCTTTTTGCTGCCACTGTGAAGTTCACCCTTTTTGTATTCACGCATCACTTTTTCAACTTTTGATTCACCCTTTTTTCCTAGATGATCTTTTTTGTGATGCTTTTTCATTTTTGAATGTTCTTTCATATGATGATCATGCATCTTTTTGTGGTGCTTAGCTTTTTTTAGATGACCTTCAGCACTTTCCATTTTGTGATGAAGTTTTTCCTCTTTTTCGCTCATCTTCTCTTCTTTTTCATGGAGCTTATGCTTCATCATGTGTACTTTTTCATCAGCTTTTTCAAGCTTTTTTACCATCTTTTTCATTATTTTTCCTTTAATTATGAAGCCATTGAACTGAAAACGATTTTCCATCAGCTGATAATGCTGAAGGTACTGCTTTTGAAGCGCCGCTTGGATTAACCATGTTAATGCTATCGTATTGCCATGCAGGATTATTGATAGCTCCTTCAACTCCATTTATGACTGCCGTGCAATTGAAAAGACGCGCTACACCAAAATTAGACAAGGGAAGCGTCACATTAAGCCAGGGAGCTTCTACTACCCATTCAGCACACATACGTTGCATAAGAGATGTAGTTATAGCCGGAACTAGGGTGTACATCTTTTTGGTGATGTTAAATATCTGCAGCACAAATAGATCCGCATTAACCGGTAAGAATGTAGCGAGTGGTATATAGGTAACTGATGCGCTTATTTGATCTCCAGGTTCAACTGGGAATCCAACAATCATATTACTAGGAGCTGGGAACATCTCATACCATGCATAATGGCTTTCTTTCCCGTCACGCCAATCATGTTCTGTTCCAAGCTGTTCAACACTAGGACCACCGTAACCATCTATGCCAACCCATACTGAGCATGAGGTGCTTGCGACTCCTGAATTAGAAACATGGGGAACATTCCATGATCCCGATACCTTAGAAACGGTATAGTTAACAGGATTACGAAGACTGGCGCCAACAACATATCCGCACCAGCTTTCAGTTGAAGCTGTTCCTGATACATCGGCAGCAGCCAATAAGAGACGGCGACGCGGTTTCACTTTAGATGCACGCTCACAAGGCTTTACTGAACAGGAGATAAACTCGCATTCATCAACAGAAGCTGCAAGGGTTATAGATGATACTATCAATAATAATACTACTTTTAAGTTCATACTTCCCTTTCTTTAAAGTGAGGGAACTCCGTAGAATTCCCCCGTTTTATTATCGAACCAAACGACTCTCTTCAAAATTCAAGCGAGCTCGTACATACTTTTCGTGCTCAGACAACTTCTGTTTTACCAGATTGGCAGGTTTTCCTAGGATTGCGTAAGCAACTTTGGAACCCTTACTGTTCTTGCGTGGCATTAATGGCATATTACCTCTCCTCAGTTGCATCATCAATGTAAGGAGATGAATAATAGGGATAAGCCGGATACTGACGATGAACAGCCTTATTGGATAAGTTAGCCATAGCTTGAGCATCCTCTTTGACCATACCACCGTCTGCCATCTCCTGCCTACGCCGTGGATCAAGACCTGCATAGAAATAACTTTGCATTTCTTCAACACGACTTAAAGCACGATTACTGTATTGCTCGCCTTTAACTTCCAGGTTCTCATAACGAACGCGAGACTCTGGGCGTCTTATAGCCCGTACACGCTTGCGTTTGTTATCTTCTCCCGGTTTCATGATTAAAAGCATGTAAGCTCCTTAGTACATTTCAGGGAATGGACCTTTTTTCTTGTCTTTGCTGTCAGCTTTCATTTGGTGATCAACTGATCGTATAGTATCGTCAAGACCATACACAGCGTAATCATTTGCCATTGGATAAGGCTTGATCATGACATCTTGAGGAAGATTAGCGATTGCTGATCTGTCCTCACGGATCATTCCGGCATCTTCCATCTCTTGGGTTCTTCGTGCTTCCATACCAGCATATAAACCTTGGCTCGGAGCTTTGTGGTAACGTTTTGCCATTGGTGGCACCTTTCGTAGAAACTGCAGACATCCTTCTTGGACCTGCAAGGTTGAAACAATATATCCTCTAACTACAGCAATCTTCTTCCTGGCACGCTTCACACGCAGAGCAGAAATCGTCCAAAGCGTCAGGCTGACGTTCATCATTTAATTCTTCTAAAAACACATACAGTATCGTTCTATCATCCGCATTAAGTGATTCTAGTAATCGCATATAGTACCCAAGATGATTGCGTTGATAGAGAGAAAAAAACTTCACTCTATCTAGAAAATCATCCACTTTGTCACTATGCAGTGACAAGCACCAAAAAAGGGACACTAAAAATACTATCTTCTTCATAACGACTCTGCTTGTTGTTGTGGTTGTTGCGGTGACAATAATGACGATAAATCCGATTTTATATCTGAACTAACTTGAGCATCCTCAGCGCGATCTTGCATACTATCTTGCGCCTGTAATCTATTAGCTAGATCAATCATACGCTGTAAGTGCTCAAGATCCATAGACTCAAGCTCCTTGATCGCTTTGATCTTCTCCAAGAACGCAGATTCATCATCTTTATGAGCCTGCGCACGACGCTCAAGAGCAAGAGCTTGGTTCTCTTGAACACGTGATATACGCTCAACACCAAGACCACGGTCTGCATCTGCACGAGCATTGGAAAGATTGACGCGAGCTTCCTGTTCTTGCATTTGAGCTTTAAGTTGCGCCATCTGCATTTGTTGTTGTTGCTCTTGTTGCTCTTGCATCTGCTTAATGATCTCGGTCTTATTTTGTATAGTTGAAGCTTCAAGTAATGCTGAGTCAGGAATTGGCACACCAGCATTACGTAAGTGAAACAGCTGAGCAAACTGCATCTGCTTTTGAGTGGTGGTGTTTATTCCCTCTTCAACAGCAGCGTGGTATTTTCCAAACGCCTTGTTATAAAACTGTGGTGACGGCTCTTTACCTTCCAATATCTTTTTTATTTTGCCTGGAGTGAAATTTGACTGTATCACGTCGATCATGAGCTTACCTAATAGCTTCTGCGCACGGTCTAAGTTATCAAACAGCCCTTGCAGTGTGGTTAGACCAGCACCTTGTCGAAGCATTGACAGCACTCCTGCCATATCCTCTGACGATGCGCCCATCAACTCTTCATTGACGCCCGATATCTTCATAATTTCACCAGAAAGGGAATCAGAGATCTGCATCATTGATGGCGGTATTGATGGAGCTATGATCTGCTCAACGTCAGACATTTGAGCTTCGTCTTTAAGCGCTATACCTTTACCTTGTCCTGCAAGAGAGTACACATCTTTAACGTTGACTAATGCGTTCTCTTTGTATTTCCAGCCAGAGGTAACTTGTGATTCTAGGATATCAAGTTCAATAATCTTACGCCTGTTATACAGATATTGAGCATCACGCAAGTTACGAACAACGCCCTGAACTCTGCTTGGGAAATATGGCAGCTGGGGATTGTAATAAGTGAATACCGGAACGAATGGATATTGGTCTATTCCTAATGGATTAGGACCGTCATACATAACACGGCCTTGGCATACGACTGCAACTCGTACGGTCGGTATTTCAGTCTCTTGCATTACAACCTGTGGGTAAGCGCGCAGGAATTCTTCAAGGCGATCCTTGTCGTTGGACTTCCATTCGAGCGTCTCTCCAGTCTCGGCATCCATGAGAATCTTTTGTCGTCTGTAGTCACGGTAATAGAACTCATCATAGGTGAGCAATTGCTTGTAGGCATAGCCGTAACTTTCCGGCATGAATTGGAACTTGCCGTCACGACCCGTGCCCGATTCGTTACTAATGAGTCCAAGTATTTCGTCCTCTTTGTCGGGCAGGAGAGAAACGACTTCGCGCCGAGTAAGAAACGAGCGCTTCCATATACCATTACAATCAGATAGATCAGCCTTGCGAAAGAATGGATCAATAAGAAAACTATTATAAGCACAGTTATCAACCTTAATATTTCCTGAAACAGGATCCTCACGGTAATCAACCCACAACTGTAGTAGATTCATACCAGTTACAAGGCTTCCATGGAAGGATTCTGATATAGTTTCAAGAACTCCTTCGGTACGATGTATGTGCATCAATACTTTAGTAAACTGATCAGCAGTATCTTGGTCACCGTTTTCTATGGGTATAACGATGGTTGATTTACGGTTACGACGTTGATGTCCCGAGATCATGTTGATTACAGGTCGTATATGGTTGAAGTTAAACTGGCGCCTACTTGCTACCGGCAGATTGCCGTATAGGTCATTCCAAAGTGTTTGGTCTCCTACCTCAAAGCGAGTATCTTGGTCAGCTTCCGCCCAAAACGCCTGGTTGATCGTAATGCTCGAAGCATAAAAAGCTTCCATGCGCGAGAGAAGCCCTTTATTTTTTTCATCATAATACTGCGGTCCTAGTTCGGGAAAGATCATACTATACCCCTCAATTTCATTTGATATATCGGGCACATTTTAGAATGGTATAGCAGTTGAGACAAGTATTTTAAAAGATAAAACCCAAGAATTTTTTAGGTTCTTGGGCCCGTATTTGAAAAAGGGGTTCTTCCAACCCACCAAGAGTATACTACTAAAGAGCATTAACTAGAAGCTTGCGCATCTTCAGGTTTCTTACAACCCTTACATTTGCACTCGCCCTCAATGATGTTGAGTTTAGCAATAGTCTCCCAACGATCATTAAACCACGTGAAGAATGTATCTTTGTGATCCGGGAATTCAAGCTGAGCCTGCTCAAGTGCCGGCTTTAAAAGCAATAAGAGATTCAATAAGCGATGATCAGGTCCATAAGGAGCTTTGATCTTAGCTATCTTTTCCGCTTCGGTTAGCTTCTCATCGTTCTTAATATCATTAGCTTCGGTGTAGCAGTTATAAAGATTCTGCATCGCCCATGCTACCATGTGCTGGAATGCTTGTTGTTGGTTCAACACTATTTGTCTCCTTCTTTTGTTTTATTTGTTCGCAAATTTTTACTATGTCTTCTGCTACATACTCGACTTGAGAATAAGCACAATCGAGCTTCTTCAGAAGAACCTCAATATCTCTTTTTTTGTAAGTGAAATACTGGATATGCGTATCTATTTCTTCCAATATACCATTCAAATATTCCTTTGACTCTTCAATTCTCCCGAACAATCTCCCTGTCTTTCGCTTCTCTAACTTTAACGGTTCTCTTGGTCTTTTAAACATTAGGTTGCTCTCTAATATTGTTATTATTTTATACAATTAATTATCTCGCAGCTGTGGGACAATTCATTGTTTCTTTTCCATACGTTGTAACTCTTTTTTTACTACTTCTTTCAATTCTTCGCTAGCCATAACCCATGAGTTCATTTCTAAAATGTCGCTAACATATAGTCCTAGCTCAAGACTGTTATTCCAGAATTCTTTCATAACTATTTGCAGCTCTGGCGCATCAAGAGGACCATCCTGCAATCTCCTCATTTCATAACGAAGCGCTTCAACCTTTTCGTGCAATTCAATAAGCATGGCCTTATAGGCATCATTCATGACTGAATGTTCTAAGACGCCTCCCATACCGAGGTTGATGCGCACTTCACTCTTATTGTTTTCCAATGCATCTCCCGGCTTTACTGGCTCATTAAAGTAATTGTGATTCACTTCTTAGCCTTATCTGATAAAAATACAACTCTCAAAGGTTTGGATTTTTTGTCTTTCTCAATCAACTTAACATCTTCAAGATCGCTCACGTGATAGATGAGACCATGATCTTCCTGGGTTCTTTTAAAATAGTAAAAGCAATCTTGATCATCCCTAACTACAAGGAATTCACTGTCGTTGGTATAGAGAGCTTTAATGTCACGATTAAATAGTTTATTCATTACTTTTCGTGAATATTATGAGTGGTAAATGAGAAAACTCTTCTTCTGTATCTTCATATCCTAGTGCATAGGCGTGTTCGTTTTCCAAAAATAAATCAATGTCAGCATCAAGATATTCTTGCCAGGCATCCCCCATTTCTTCCCAACCACCCTCCCAGCCAAGGCAGAAATGTTTAGCCATGTAGAAACGGCGACCAGTAGTCTTATTAATAATAAACATTCTGTTATTTGCCATCTTATACCTTGTCCGGATCTTTGGAAAAATCTAGTTCTACAGTCATAGCCTTATCCATGAGCCTCTTATACTCTTTATAAAAATCAGAATCATCCGACTTCC